TTGGCTGATAAATCATGCAATGATACTGTCCAATCAAGACCTGCTTGACGGGCTACATCACTGGCTGATGTTGCTTCTACTGCTGTGCCACTGCGGACAAATGCAGATTTATTTTTAGTAGGAACTGTCATTGGTTTGCCTCCTATAGGTATCTTGCTATTGAATTGTATGTAGAAGTAGATACTACTTCTTCATCAGTCATTTTAAGAATACGAATAGCATTCTCAATTTCTTCTCGCATTTCATCATATGCATGCTTATGAAATGTTTCAAAGTCACGCTCTGGTTCTTTAGGAAAATCTTTTTCGTCAACTTTTAAATCAAAGTCAACATTAAGATTGTTGTTCCATGAGCGATAGTTTGTGCGTAGATTTTCAGCCTTTGAGATATTAGCAACGGCAAACTTAGTAACTTGTTTTCTCCAAGCATCCATTTGCTTTTGATACTTTGCTTCATTCTCATCTTGCTTTGCATAGTCAGCCTTCATTTGGGCTAACTTAGTTTCCAATGCTTTGATTACCTTTTCTGTAGGTATCTTGACATTGATTGTTCTGTTGTTTCCTCTTGCCATGTCTGTCTCCTGTTCTGGTTAATACCAACCGTATGTGCGCCAATGCGCCCATGCAATTGATGGTTTGTCGTAGCGGTGTTTGATATACGCCAGCCCCCGCTCAATTTGCAGCGGGGCTGGGGTAGCAGGGTCTAAGTTGAGCAGTTGTGGGATACCAAATGCTGTGCTCTTCTTGTTCCGTGCTTCGTGATTCCACGCTGATTCTTTACCCCATAATTTAATCAGCGCTTTATATTCAGATGCATTCCATTCTGGATAGAAGGAATCCATTTGAATTTTGGCATAGGCTTTTGACAAAGCCTTCGTCCAAATTACTTTTGCATATGCTGGATTTTCACATAACTTGTCGGCTGTTGCTACTACATATGCATCACTTGGAACATGCCAAAGACTAGTGAATGTTAGATACCATGCAGTTATTACTGCTAGTATTTTTTTCATAGCATTTTCTTAACTACATACCCAATCAGGGTAAATAAGCCAATGATAAATAGCCATGATTCAAGAGGCGTCATCGGAAACATGATTAAGATACATCCTTCCTGTTGCTAGTAGTTCATCTAAGATATCGTTGCATTCATTAAGTGCTTGTAATGCATCATCTAATTTTTGCCTAGTTGTATAGACATCATCAAATTCTCTACTCATTCTTCATCTCCCCACATCCTGTCTGGTTCTGTATCTACGCAACTGCTATCTTCATCATGTCTATTGTCGCAGTTATCGCAGATAGGGTCAATGCCTCTGGCTGCATCATCACCATTTAGCCATGCTGGTTCACTCATTTGATTCCCTTTCTATTCCTAATGCAATACGGGCTTCATCAATGGCTTCTTCAACTGCGTAATGCATATCCATGCTTTCATAGTTGTTCCAGATTTCATGGGCTTTTGCCCATACTTCATCTGTTAATTCTTCGCCATGTTTTGTCATATCTTCTTGGTCATACCACTGTGCACAAATATATGCATCAGGTGGTAGTTCTTTTAACAACTCCATTGCTTGTGAAACTTTCATATTGCTTCCTCTGAGGTATCTACCCACGCTACATATTCATCATTATCTATTTCCATCATATTAGTATAGATAACTAATTGCCCATAGTTATCTTTATCTATTGCATAGTTTGGTGCAATTTTTGCAAGCGCCGTTCTGAATTCGTATCCATTCATACTGTTGCTCCTAATCTTTTATATGTATATACAACCGTATATGTTTCTGTATCTCTATCGTATGTGCGGAATGCTGTGCATTTACCTTCTTCATTATTAATGCACTTGTATAATCCTGGAACTACGCTACATTCCCAATGATGTTCATGACTCATTTTGTATGCCACTCTCCTAGTTCAGGTAGGAATACATTTTCTTCTATATCCCATTGGGCATCATCCCAACTAACTTCATCAGTCATTATCTTGCCAATCTCATCTATGAAGGTTTGCATAACTGCTTCTGCGTGGTGTCTGTTCTTAGCCTTGATATTTGTAATAGAGATAGCAAGGTCGCAAGAATAGTAGTCTGCATATAGGGTTGGGTCTTCTATATTTATTACTTGACTCATAGGTATCGCTCCATATCTGGGGTGTAATCAGGGGTGTATGTATAACCAACCTTTGACCATGCACATGGGGTGCAATAGTAAGATGGTCCTTCATCTAATTCTCTAACCATAATTGTTGCGTCACATTTGCAACATGTTCTTTCTTTATACACTTTAGCCTCCCGTTGTCTATCGTATGCTTCATCTGGGTCGTAATAATAGTTAGTTTCGGATAACATTTTTCTCACGCTCTACTCTTAACAGTCTGCGTAGATTCATATTATCCCGTTGTAGCGCCATGTTTTGGCGCCAAAAGAGAATCATTACTGTGATGCTACTAGCCATGGCAATTGTGATTGCCACTAAATCTAGTGCTGTTATTACCATCATACTTCCTCCTCATCTGGGTTGAATAGTTTATTCCAACAGTCGCCACAGATACCAGTCATAAATCTTTCACGCACTGGTATCTCTACATCTGGTAACACATCTTGGATAGATGCGTTATTATTATAGAGCCAAAGTTGAGCGCCTGTTATTTCTAATGTAACAGTTGTATAACAATGTGGACATGGTAATGATGTTACTGAATACAGTTGCTCTTGTATTTTGGATACATCTAACAGTGTAAACATTTTGTCTCCTTTGATTTGTATGTGGACTTGTATGGTTCCGTTGTAGTTACAGCGCGCCGAAAAAAAACAAAGGTGAGTGGAGAGCCGAAGCCCCCCACCCACCTGTTGTTGTTAAGCGATTGATTGAACCTCAATCTGTGTGTAAGGTGCATAACGCTCTGCGTTATCTACACCTGGACGGCGGTCAAAACGAGTTATGATTCGTCCTGAAATCTTAACTGTTTCTGATGCTCCGTTATCATCTTTTGGAAGTGCTTGCGCTTGCTTGGCAACTTCCTCATCTAGGAATACCAATGGCATTGTTGCGATACAACCTACCTTGCCCCACTCATTGATGATACCTGTTTGCACTAAGTTGCCTGTCAAAACTTTACGCTCTGACTTGCCACGAAGTTGTACATTCTTGATGCTACCTGTGATTGTTACTGCGTTCATTTCTGTCTCCTTTAGTTGTTGTGGGCGGGTTGCCCCCAAGGCACAGGGTGCTGGGGGCAATCCCGTTGTTACTTAGTTAGATACTGTCTCACAATTTGGACAAGCCACTTGGACATGGACTTGATAGTGGCATTGTACACAGATTGTGTAGCGAGGGGGAATCTCAACATCAAGGTCGAAGATACGGTCTGACAAAAGAGTAGTCATTTCTAAATACTCTTCTCGTATAACTCCGTCTGGTTGGTCATCTGTTGGTGCTGACACTCTTGTGTAAGCACTAATCCAATCGTGAGCAGAAGGCTCATCCGATTGGATTGATACAGGATGAGGATACTGAAGGTTACCTTCATCTACAATCTGCCAAGCGTTGTTGGTATCACGGGCGTCCCGTGAATCTTGGCAGTCGGTACAGACATCATCAATCAACATGCAGTTATAGCATTGATTGGTGATGCTGATACCGTTTGGTATGTACTCATTCTTTTTCATCTTGGTTCCTTTCATTAGGTATTGCAACAGCACATACTGTCGGGAAACCGCGACATCCCGCTGTCACTCTTGCCCTGTCTGGCGAAAAGCCAGACGTTTAGGGCGACAATCGGCTGATGCCGATTTGACAGCGCGGTGTAAGGTTCAGCACGCTGCCGAGCAGCCCTTTAGACGAGCATGAGCGAGTCAGGGCTGTGAGGTGTAGGCTCGAACAGAAACTGGCGATAGCCAGTGAGAGCCGTGGCGTGCGTCCGACTGTGTGTGGTGTGTAGGTAATCTGGTGCCGTGGCTGCATGAAATGCTGACACGGTCAGATTACACAACCCGCTTAGACAGTTCAGACACGAGTCCTAGACGAGTGGCTGGACGGTTTGGCTAAGCGGAAAAGCAAACACTTAGCCATCGCCAGGGCTGAAACTATCTCCATGCGATATGGGATAGTTGAATGTATAGAACAGCAGACGCTTTGCTCCTTGCTTGCAAGGACAGCAAAGACCTGCTTGGTTATGAGTGAGGCTTCCTTCCGCCTAGTAGCGGACCGAGGACCTGCTGACGAACAAGGAGGGACCTGCTTAGCGTAGCGGGCAGACGCCCGACATTGTGAGTCGCAGACGCCGAGGCTGAACAGAACTGCTTGCAGACGCTGTTCATAGGAAGCCGAATGATTAACCTGTTCGGCGTTCAGTTGGCTGAAACTATTTTTTATATAGAACAAAATAGTTAGCCTGTACTGGGGCGCTGTCTGGTAGCGCCGTGAAGACTGTAGCCCGTAGCGCTCCAGTCTGTACAGTACAGAGCGGCAGCATTAAACAGTTCTGTGGGTCGTTCATCGACCCCAGACTGTTTAATATGCTTCTAATAGCGTAGTAGTATCTACCTAAACTATTTTCTGGTACAACAGTGCACCCGTTACAGTAGTACTATATGTCCTATTTTATACCCATTTTTGGGCTGCTTTGGGCAAAGGAAAAAAATATATTCCTTTGCACCGTTCGGAATGGCTGGTTGAACGGATTAATACTATATAGGGGCAGGTTTCTGCCCAGTTAACTAGAAAGCCTCGAAGGCTTTCGTTACAGACTGTATCTACTGTCTGTTACAAACTGTGTAATTAACAATTACAGTTAGAGGATGGGACAGTTCTGTGACTTTTCAAAAAGGGGTTAATAACCCCAGAACTGAGGCTATGGCCGATGCCAAGGCTAAGGTTTTAGCCCTTGTGGCTGAAGGACATAGTCCTCACAAGGCTATGGAACTCTGTGGCAAAAAACCTGACACGGTCAGAATTTGGATGCTTCGGGACAAAAAATTTGCCGCCGCCCTAGCAGAGGCAAAAGAAGACGCTAAGAACAAATCTGTGAAAGCGCTGGGAATTGCTAAGGACGAAATCTCCTTTCCCCAGTTCTCCGAAATCTTTTTGGACCAAAAGGTTTTTCCACATCACCAAGATTGGATTGACCTACTAGAGGGTAGGGAACCTTCCTGGCTCCACCCTTCTATGAAGTACGAGCAAGGACAACAATCTCGTCTTCTAATTAACGTGCCACCTGAGCATGCTAAGAGCACGGTCATTACCGTCAACTACTCGACTTATCGCATTGCTCTCAATCCCAATGTCCGCATTATCGTGGTCAGTAAGACCTTACTCAAAGCACGAGAATTCGTGTACGCAATCAAGCAACGTCTCTCCCACCCAAGATGGTTGAAGTTACAAACAACCTATGGACCTGAAGGTGGATGGAAAGCAGACTCTGACACTTGGCGAGTTGATACTGTCTATCTTGGGAGTGATGCGAGAAACTCTTCCGAAAAAGACCCCACCATCCAAGCACTTGGTATGGGTGGTCAGATTTACGGTGCCCGTGCTGACCTCATCATTTTGGATGACTGCATTACCACGGCTAACGCCCATGAGTACGAAAAGCAAATTGACTGGCTACAGAAGGAAGTTATTACCCGTCTAGGTAAGAACGGTAAACTTCTTATCGTTGGCACACGAATTGCTGCCACAGATTTTTATAGAGAGTTACGTGAACCTAAGTATTGGTCTGGGGGTAGGTGTCCCTTCACCTACATGGGTATGCCAGCAGTTTTAGAGTATGACGAAGACCCTGAAAAGTGGGTAACACTTTGGGCTAAGTCTGATGCACCTTGGGATGGCGATGAAGATACCCCAGATGAAAATGGTTTGTATTCAAAGTGGGATGGCAAAACTTTACAACGGCGCAGAGGCGAAGTAACTCCATCAACTTGGGCATTGGTATATCAGCAGGAGGATGTCGAAGAAGATTCAATCTTCCCGCCCGCCTTGATTCAAGCATGTATCAAGGGCACTAGGAGACGTGGTCCCTTGAAGCAAGGGGCGGTGGGACATCCGACTGCTATTGAAGGTTATACAGTAATTGGCTTTGACCCTGCTATGGCAGGTAATGCTGCTTTTGTAGTTTTAACCTACAACAGAGCAGATGGCAAAATTTATGTGCTTGATTGCATAAACATGAGCGAACCGAATCCTCAAAAAATTCGAAACACTATTGAAGAACTTGTTGGCAAATATAAGCCACAAGAATTTCGTGTGGAAATCAACGCTCACCAGAAGGCTTACTCATTAGATGAGGACTTGCGCCAATGGCTCGCAACCTACGGCGTAAGGCTAGAAGCACACTTTACTGGTAAAAATAAGTGGGACACAAATTTCGGTGTGGCATCTATGTCAACACTATTTGGCACCATGCGAGATGGAAAGTTTCAAAATAACAACATTATTGAACTTCCATCAACCACGGACTCAGAGGGGCTTAAGGCTTTAGTTCAACAACTAATAACCTGGAAAGCAAACACAAGGGGTAAGACCGACTGTGTTATGGCTTTATGGTTTGCGGTTCTTCGTGCTAGAGAGTTTATGCAGCAGACAAGTAACCTAACAAAGTTTGCAAATAATCGTTGGGTAACTAGAGCACAAAGAGAACAAAGATACGTTGTTAATTTAGACGAAGCCTTCCAAGAACAGTGGGCTGAAACTTATGGATAGGAAAAACAATGGCTGGTAAAAATCCAAATGACAAATATGTAGACCCACTATACAGCCGTATTGGTGGCAATACTCCAATTTCTGGAAACAATGTTAGACCAACAACTCTTCCAATGTTCACTCCAAAACCAGCACCAAAGAAACCAATTCTTGATAAAGGCTTTAGCGTAGATTTAAATACAGCACTTAAGCCTAAACCAAAGGCTCCAATTAAGATGGTTCCTTACAACAAATAATTTTAAGATAGGACAGCAATGGCTCTAAGTATTGACCAGATTGCAGCACGTATTGATTCATTACGTATGCGTTCAGCAGACCGTGACCGTAGACATCAAGACGTTCTTGCTGTCCGCAAGGGACAAATCTCTCAAGTTTATCCTGAATTTTTTCCAGAAGGTGTAGACGCAAATGTCGTTGCGAACTTTATTGACATTGTCGCCAAAGACTTATCGGAAGTCATGGCTCCGCTACCAGCCGTTAACTGCTCGGCAGCGAATCAAGTCAGTGACCGTGCACGTCAGTTTGCTGATAAGAGAACTCGTATTGCTTCTAACTATTTTATACATTCTGATTTTCAAGTACAGA